TCTTAACTTTGTTTGCAAAACCTGCTTATCCTAAAAACGAATATCTTCAAAACGATGGAGGACAATGTGTCTACGGAAGCATGGAAGCAGCTATTACTAAAGTTGAAACCGAACATGATTATCGTATTCCAAGTACTAGTGATTATGATAATGATAGACACGAACTAAGGTTATCATTTAGAAAAAATTTAGGTCTATCTAAAAAAAATTGTGACTCACAAAATAGAATAAGAACAGAAAATCTTATATTAAAACAACAATTAGAATTATTAAAACATTGTAATAAAGTTAATGCTAATCCTAGCTATCTATATAATGAAAACTTTAGATCACTGGCCTTAAGATGTAAGGGTGTAGTATCAATTAATGAAGAAATTATTAATAAAAAAGATGAAGGAAACCATTGGGAAAATTTAAAAAAAGAGTATATGGAGAAAAATCCAGGTGATTATATGGGGGAAGACGCTACAAAGAAGCTAAAAATACCTAAATACTTGACAGATGAACTACCGGTTCCTACAAATGAGTAGAAAAACTAATACAGCATTAATAGCATTGTTGGGTACAATCCTAATGGGTCTCGCTACATGGACATTGGTCACACTCATAGAACTTCAGTTAATAGTAACTATGATCCAGTCGGACCTAATGTCTATTGACAAGCAATTCGGTCGCGTTTATAATTTCATCGATTCTGTTAGAGGTAAATAATGAAAAAATGTACTAAATGTAAAAAAGAATTCGAAGCTAAAGACGAATTAGATATGTTTTGCAGCCAGGACTGTAAAGAAGAAGCACTCGCAGACCTTGACAATGACAGCGATGAGTGTTTAAGTTGCCAATAATGAAAGTATCAGCAGAAGTAGTTAATGGTAAATGTCCAACATGTAGTGAACTCACTATGTTAGTTGGTTTAACCCCTGAATTATTTAGATGTATGAACTGCGGTTCAGATCTACAGCAACATGTTAATGGTAAGATAACTTATCTACCTGTCATGACATCACCAACAGATGGTGCTACGCCTTTCGTAAAAGAATGGAAAGATGGCTAAACAAAGTTTTAAGTTCTTTACACCCCGAAATAAACCCAAGAAACGTGGACCACGTCAACATAAAAAATCATTAAATAAGTCAGAAAAAAGACAGAAAAAACAGAAAAGATACAAAGGACAGGGTTGACAAACATCCTGTACTATCCTATATATAGGGTATGAAAGAAAAAACTATAACAATAAAAGTAGATGGTACCAATCCTGGTCAATGGTCTAACCTTTTACTTGAATTAAACATTATGAAAAAAGCTTGGAGATCTTTTGGTGTAGACATAGATTTAAAAGCACCAGGTATAAAAAATATAATTGAGTGGGGGACTAGAAATAATGATTACATTAGACCAACTAGACAAAATAAAAAGTAATGGAACTAATAATTCTAAATGATGGATTGTATCAATTAGTTCCTGTAACAAAACAAATGATGGAAAATATAACTTTATTAGGGGATGTAGATTGTATGGATATATGTGAGATACTAAGACTAAAACTAAGTGGATACGCTGATACTTTAAACTTGCATGTCATGGATAATGGCAGTGGAAATTTTTATGGATGTATTTGTAAATGATTGAAGCTTGGATTATATTAGAAGTCGTGGCTATAACAGTTTATTTGTTAAGCCAATAAAATTTAAAAGCTCAAGGGCGTCCAAATCTGCCAATGGCATTTCCCTGTACGTTAGCGATGACCGAAAGGTAGCAACCTGGAGTTTGGCCGGCTGTGAGTACGTCGACGGAAAGCAGCTGGTTTTATATGACCCTATCTGACTTACACGAAAATTTAGTATAAACTTCCATACTGTTAACCCATTCCGGATCAAATTCTGTTAATAATCTGTGTGAATAACTATAACCATAAACTATGCAGCTATGGTAATCATTAAATAATTTTTCATTGGTGGGTATAACTTTACATTTATTTTGTGCCATTCCGGAACACAAAACCATAAATAAAATAAATTTTGTCATTGACAATCCTATATTATGCACTATATAGTCTACTTTAACATGAAAGGAAGTAAACATGACAGACATGACTAAGTACAAAAACGTTTCTTTAAGTAAAGAAACATACGCTACTTTAGATAAGTTATCAAAGATAATATTGCCCGATGCAAAATTATCAGTAGCAAAAACAATAGAAGCAATAGCAAACGAGAAAGCGAAGAAATTAAATGGCAAATTCAAAAAAAGTTAAGAAGGTTTACATTTGTCCTACCTGTAGAGGTAATGGCTATGTAAAAGTCGCATGCATTTATGAAAAAGAAGATATGGTTCATCAATGCTGGGATTGTGGATCTCAAGGAGAGCTATATGATTATGGAAATGAAGATTTTCCTGACTTTGAGGGAGAAGGGATGTCAATACACTAATGATACCTGATACTGACAAAGCCTATATTGCAGGACTGTTTGACGGAGAAGGGTCCATACATATAAGACGTGGCATTGAAAAGAAAAAGAAACACAAGGGTAAACCTGGATACAGATACTCTAATAGTTTACGTTTATCTATGGAGATTACGATGACTGATCGTAGTGTGTTGATGTGGGTACATGAAACGTTAGGTGTTGGAACATTAGCACCTAAGAAAGTAAAAGGCAAACGAGTTGACGGTACGCCTTATCTTAAACAATATAGATGGCGATGTACTTTTCGGGACGCATACTATGTATGCGCCTTAATTTGGCCTTGGGCTCATACTAAACTGCCTAAGATACAAAGAGTAATAGAGCACTATACTAACGTTGCACTTAAGGATAATGTGATCTCAATGGAAGAATATAAAATGGTGAGGAAAGATGTTCGATAAATATATTTATATGTTTTTAGATAAAACTATGGAGTGGTCTGGAAAGATCAACTCCTGGGCTTGGGTCAAACATTTAAAGTATGTAGAAAAACGTAGAATGGAAAGATTGTATGGCAAAAGAAAAAGGTAAATAAATACAACTATGAAGAAGAAAAGAGAATGTATGAAGAAGAATGAAGAAGAACAAATAAAATTATCTATATTTAATTGGGGACCTTGTGTTACACATTTTAAATGTGATGATGCATTTATAGATTTACTTATAAAAGAAGGTAAAAAAGGTAAACAAGACTACAGAGATAAACTTGCAGGACAAATTAAAGAAGAGATAGGTTATTCTGAAGAGTCAAAAAAGTTAATATTACCAAGACTTTCCCAGTTTATAGGGGTCTATGATCAAGCTTTTGAAAGGTATCAAAGCAAACCTTATGAAACAAAACCTGAGTATGTGTTATCAGCACTCTGGATAAATTATCAAAAACAACACGAGTATAATCCACCACACGATCATGATGGTAGATTGTCGTTTGTTATCTATCTTGATATGCCAAAAAAATTAGAAGAAGAACAAAAAAATTATGTAGGTAAATCTTGTGGACCTGGAGGAATACAATTTTTATATGGAGAAGGACCAAGAGATGCAGTAACTACATTATCTTTTTCTCCTAAAAAAGGAGATATGTTTATTTTTCCTTCTTGGTTGAAACATTACGTTGCGCCTTACAAATCTGATTGTACACGAATCAGTGTGAGTGGTAACTTTCATGACCAAGTCCCTATAAATAATGTTATAAATTTCGCACCTAAATATTTAAAAAATGCAAAAAAATGAAGAAGAGTGATCGATATAGATATATGTCCGGACAGATGTACGAGCATCACGGAACACGGCTCTATGACTTTGGCGGAGAAAGATTGCCGTCTGTTACAACCATTTTAGGATTGACAAAAGATCAAAGTTTTATAAAGCAGTGGCAAAAAAAGGTAGGCCATGAAAAAGCAGAACAGATCAAGAATCATAGTAGTAAACGTGGGACTTCCATGCATAAATTCCTGGAATGTCACGTCACAGGAGTTGGATACGATGATCTATCGCCCATTGGGACGGAAGCTAAACCGATGGCTGAAAAGATTATTGAAGTGGGTTTATTACCCGTTGAAGAGTATTATGGTTCGGAAGTTACGTTACACTATCCGGGGCTGTACGCAGGCTCAACAGATCTTGTATGCTCACACAATGGCATGGAAACTATTGTTGACTTCAAGCAGGCCAATCGTCCGAAGAAGAAAGAATGGATCGAAGATTATTATTTGCAAATTGCAGCATACGCCATGGCACACGACTATGTCTACAAATCTGAAATTAGGCAGGGAGTTATCATGGTATGCACGCCTGACCTATATTATCAAGAATTTAAAATAGAAGGACCTGAATTAAGGCGCTATAAACATGAGTTTCTCAAAAGATTGGACATGTATCATGACCTAAAATTTGATGAAAAAGAAAGAACCAAACCAATGAAAGCGGAAGATTTTAATGTTCAGGAAGATAAGACCAAATAATTTAGATAAGATTAATAAATTACAATCTATGAAAAAACATCCTATTGGAGCAATGGGAGAAAGAGATTCACGTATAAATAAATTAATTAACAAACTATATAATAGGAAGGAGCAAACATGGGTGCAGTAAAACAAATGCAGATAGAAGAGATGGAAAAAGAAGACGAAAGAGCAAGAGAACATAAGATACAAATGGTAAAAGATGGTGAAGCTGATGAAGATATATTCGATTTAACAAACAATATATGTCAAGAGGGCTGTGGAAACTATCTTACGGTTGTAGAAGATGGTTGGGGTATTTGTCTTGATTGTAGAATCGAGAAAGATGACTGATCAAACGAGTAAAAAATATTATCAAGAAAATAGAATAGAAATAACAATTAAAAGAAAAAAATTTTATCAAGATAATGTTGAAAGAATAAAAACTAATCAAAAAAAATACTACTTAAAAAATAGAAAAGAAATTTTAGAAAAACGAAAAGAATATCAGACAATTTATAGAAAAAACAATAAAGAAAAAACTCGTATTAGTAATGAAAAATATATTCGTACTGAACAAGGATTCTTTAGGTCTATGTGGGGATCGTGTAAAAAAAGTAAACACGGGTGTGATTTTAAAGATTTTAATGAGTTTTTTAATTGTTGGTTAGAACAAAAAGCTGTATCTGGAATGATTTGCCCTGCAACAGGGGTTGAAATGACTATGGAACCTGGAAAAGGATTAAAAAGACATTTTACTAATGTTTCAAAAGACCGTATTTTATCTACAAGAAGTTATTCTAAAGAAAATTTAATATTTACTACATATGGATTTAATTCTAGTAAATGTAATCTATCACCTAAAGGTGCTAAAGCTTTTTTAAGAATTGTAAAAGAAAGGTACGGTACCGATGAAATTGAATAAAGAAAGAACCAAACCAATGAAAGCGGAGGATTTTAATAAATGAAAACAGTTTTAAGCACAAAAGGAATTTGTTTAATCCATAATCATAATTATAAAGATAACCCTGAAAAGTATACAATTCTTTTTCAAAGAAGAAAATACAAAGGAAAAATTTATGAATACAGAGGTATTATATGTTCAGAATGTAAAATAAATAGAAGAAAAGAATATTACATTAAAAACAAAGAACATGAATTAAAACGAAATAAAAACTGGCGTGATAAAAATCCTGAAAAATTAACACTTGCAGCTAGAATAAGCAGTCTTAAACATCATTTAAAAATAACAGATGCTGAAGCTCATGATATTATAAGAAAAAAAAGAAATATACTTACTAGTAATTGGAAAAAAAATAACCCAGAAAAAAAAAATAAAAGTCAAAGATTATATAGAAAAAGAAGAATGGCTAGGGATCCAGGATTTAAATTATTAAATAATTGCAGGACTCAAATACATAGAGTTTTAAAAGGTAATATTAAATCTAAAAAAACTAAAGAATTACTTGGTTGTACTGTAGAACAATTAAAAAGACATTTGTCTAGTAAATTTATAGATAATATGAGTTTTGAAAATTATGGGAAGTGGCATGTAGATCACATTAAACCTTGTGCTAAGTTTGATTTTACTAAACCCGAAGAACAAGTTAAATGTTTTCATTACACAAACCTACAGCCTTTATGGGCTATAGATAATTTTAAGAAAGGAGCAAAGTATGACGGATCAAACGAGGTGGGGCATTGATCTTATACACACGAAGAATAAGGCAATAAAGAGGCAGAAAGACATTGTAACAAGATCCTTGGCTGAAGTTGATAAGTTAGAGGAGCAATATATTGTAGAATTGATGATACAGATTGAGGCAATATATGAGCAAAAGTATGGCGAGAACAAGGCAAATAAGACAGTTCTTTAGAATGATTCTAATGTATCAGGGTTCATGGAGCACGGACCATGGAACTGTGGAACTCCCATGGAACTTTTTTTTCGGCTTAGAAACCGCTATATATAAGAGATATCTAGACCAAAAGAGAAAAAGTTCCACGGTACCATCACTTTTTTTTCATCTGAACAAAAAAAGTGTTTTGGTCTGGAGAGGGTATATAGTAGGAATAAGTTATGCCTAAGAAAAGAAGAAAAGCTATCAACACTGAAACAACTCCGGATATACCTTTTCAGAAGGTTAGAGTGGAGTGGGTCGACTGCGTAAGTGACTCTGCCTGGGCTAGTGAAAAAGAGTTTGATAAAATGAAATTAGCATTCCCAGTTAATGAAGGCTGGTTATATTCTAAAGATAAAAATTCAATTAAATTATTTGCGTCTTACGATAAAGATGAAGATGGTATTACTTTTGGGGATCGGACAATGATTCCTCGTCAATGGGTAAAGAAGATTCAGAAGCTGTAGATGGAGTCACATTTATTAATTGCCCGTAGTCGTCTATTATCTGTTTCATTTTTGCTTCTAGCTCTTGTTCTGATAGGTCCTCTAGTTTTCCTGTTTTTATTATCTTTCTATCTATGTATAGTCCTGCTGCTTTTCCTCTGTTTGCTTCCGCATTCACTGCTGAAGAGAATGATCCTTTTTTTAAAGCGGCCTCTCTCAGTCTAGCAAGCTCTGCTATGTGTCCTTCATAAGACACTTCATGTTTTCTAATTCTTTCTTCTCTCAACTGTCCTAAATATTTTACAACTAGTGGAGATAACTTTGGATTGTTTAATTCTGATCCTTCTTGTCTTGCACGTTTAGGACTATACCCAGCAGCGATAGCCGCTTCTGTTTGTGTCATTGGTCCATCTGGTCCACCGAATACTAAAAATTCAGCAAAGCGTTGTTGCATTTCAGTTAATCTTTTTGGTACGCCCATGTTTTTTACCTATACTGTATCCTATAATAAAACTGCATCCCATTACAGAAATGATGGCTATTAAATGCCAAATTAAAAAATTCATATTTGACAATTTAAGGTAACTATCCTATAAAGTCAATATGAAAGTATACAAAGATGATAGAGGAGAACACGATCTAGAGAGAAGAATAGAACAGCTTTTATTAGAAAATAGATCTCTAAAAGATACCTTAGATGGATACAAGTTGTTGATAGAACAACACAAGAAAGAGATCTGGGAATTAAAACAAACTGCATCAGAAAATGAAAAGAATAAAAATTTGTTGCAAGGTTATAAAAAAGTAATAGAAGACTTATCTGCTAAGTTAAGTCAAAAAGATTTATGAGAGTACAAGACCTTCAGTTGTTTCTCGGTAACTTTACAAAAGGATCTGACGCAGTAAAAAATGCTGTCATCTTCGTAGAGATACAAGGAAATTTACATGAGATTAGACGAATGGAAGTACATGAAAATGCTATTCCAATTATCGGTCAACCAGGCCACAGTACACATAGGTTAGTTATGAAAACCCATAAACCTTCTAAGCTTATCTTGCCAGATAAACTTCAGAAGGACTATTAATGAATGACAGTGTTACTTTAAAAAAGGTATGGGACCAGAGCGTAAATTATATCAAAAAGTTAAGAATAATTTTAAAGATTTTTCGCTTATTAGACTTGAAAATAATAGCTTACTTGGTACTCCCGATCTATTGGTGTATAATAATTCTGGCCACTTTTTCACTATCGAGTTGAAAGTCACGAAGGGTAACAAACTTAAGTTTTCACCACACCAAATTAGCTTTCATGTGAGGCATCCACACAATACATTTATCATAGCAGAGGCCCTTGGTCCAGGTACCGTGAAACTTTTCCGTGGTTCACGAATCATGGAGCTTGACGCTTGCGGGTTTAAGCTTGACGCTTGCTGCTTGGGGCTTGACGCTTGTCGCTTGATGCTTCAGGAGCTTGGGGCTTGACGCTTGAGGCTTGAAGCTTGTGGCCCGGACCAGGTGAACGCCTTCCAGCCTCCGTCGAGTCTCCTCGGCTAATTACCTGATCCGATTTATTACGCTTGCGTAATTCTTTATAATATTTTGGGTGTTTAAATTCGTGCATTAATGTTTACCATATATCACAGCTGGAATAGTTTTGTCCCAACATTTTCTACAATCCATGCATTTTCCTTTTTGGTCCGGAGCTGGACATGTACGTGATTCTTTAGTCGTGACACCTGACTCATGACTCCAGGCGCTGGAGCTTGGACCGTTGATCTTAGATCTTGATAATCTTATAACAAGATTTGCCGGAACCTCTTCAGGAGCTGGCAGGAATTGCCGCTCTTGCGTCGGCAGCCAGTGATTTGTATCGGGTGTAAGTTTACACACCTCCAAAATATTGGCCATATGTTCTTTTGATTGTACGTCTCCGGCATCATGCCATCTAAACCATTTTAAATTTTTAATTCTTGCTGCCATCGCTTCAACCCATAATGGGTTTTTAATTGCATCCAGGCGTCTGTACTGGGCCGCTTTGATTGCTGGGTACCGTGTATAATTTCCTTTTTTAGCATAACAGAAAAAGCATGGCGTGCCTGGAACCTTCGAGAGCTTCCAGCCGGTCTTACACTCCCACGCCGGGAGGCTATAAGATAGTCCCGGCATTTTGGACGTTTTCGTAAATGAGTCTGTAATTTTTAAAGCTTCTTTTATTAACATAATTTATTTCTTTCTAAATCCTTTATAGTCCCTGATTCATGATCTGTCAAGCTTGAAGCTTGGCGCTTGGCGCTTGTTGCTTGCGGCTTGAGGCTTTTGAAAAACTTCTCGCAGCTGGCAAGATAAGCAGCCGGGAGCTGTGAGTGCTCCCGGATAAAATAATGTGTTAAGTCGTTGTGTTTAATTCTTTTCATGATTGCCAGTAATCTCCACCAGCCGCGCTGTTCAGGCAGGTTAAGTACTCAGACTCTGACAGTCCCATCTCGCTGGTCAGGAAGCTGTGCTTATCTCCTTGGAGCCCGAACTTTGGGTCCTTCAGGTACTGGACCGCCTTATCCAGGATCACGTGGCGCTCGCTGCCACCGGGTTGATATTCTTTTTTTAATGTTTTCTTTGTCATAATTTATTTCTCACTTTCTAAATTCATCCTATCATATCCTACAGTACTGTCAAGCTTGAAGCTTGCTGCTTGAAGCTTGGCGCTTTATTCTTTCTTCTTTAGAATGATTTTTAGAATCATTCTAAACTGGCAAATAATGATCAGTCACTATGCTACGTAGGCAGGCCTTTCAGTTTGCAACCCTACTGGACCATCACCGCCCGGTGATCGCGACCTATGTTATAGTGTTAA